CGAACACGCCACGCATTCCGATGCCGAGCATATCGGAAGGAAGCTCGACGGCTTCGATGGTTGGCGTTTGAACGCCAAACAAAAACGCGACCTGAATCACCGGCACGTCAAGCGGGTTGCAAAGCAGATACCAAGCTTTTGAGCTGTAACCTGTGATTGAGCTATCCTGCAAATAGGCCGAGCTGACGGGTTGTAAAATTCCAGCGAATGGGTTCGCGGTTGTGTAAACCGTGTTCGCCGTGGTATTGCGGATTTCCGTATCACGGCAGAAGCCCTGACCCTTGACCATCAAGGCCGCAGGTGTCAACAGGATGGACGGCACGTTCCCCATCAATTTTCCATCGGGATCTTTAATGGTTCGCAAAAGCGTATCGGCCAATGTCAAAGCGTCGAGGCCTAGCGCCGTGTCGGAACCATCGTCGTAATTTTCACGCGCTGAGGTGAAAAACGTCGAGTTATCCATGAAGGCGGCCCAAAACACACTATTGAGTTTTAGGGCTCCACCGCGACCAATTCGAGTTCGTAATCTGTTGAACGCTCCAAGGTCGTCGTTAATAATGTCGCGGCGATCGATTCCCAAAAACTTGGCGTAGCTTTTGGCTTGGTTGGTGTAGCTCTCCTCGCTTAACTTGCCGTGTGTAATCTTTTGACCCTTGCCAAGTTCCTCATATTCAAGATCGCCTGTCAATGTGTAGGAAGTCATCGTTTTGAAATCGTTGACGCTAACGATTTCGGTGATTTGACGCCAAGCGGATTCCACCGCGTTGAAGCCGTCGCGAATCATTTTGTTAGCGACGTTTGACAAGATGCCCGATAGGTCGTAGGTCGAAATGCCAGCGGCTTGAATCGGTGCAAACGCACACTTCAGCAATCCCGGTACATCTCGATTGCTTTCACCCTGCCAGCCATTGCGACGGGCAAAGATGCGCAAAACTTCAGTGAGGCTAATTCCGTGGCGGTAGTGCCGGTCGGTAGCTTCCAAAACTTGTACCGAAAATTCGCGTTCTGCTTGAACAGTGTGATTGTTCATGCTGCGAATCATGGCGCATTCGATCACGTCTTGCGAAATCTCGCTTTGGCGGCCTGGCTTGACATGAACGGTTGCCCCGCGAGTTGCCCGCAATAGCGACAATTCAAACGCTTCCTTGGAAACGTTGCTGGCGATCGCGGCTTCGCTTGCTGCTTGAACGGTCGAAACGTCCGCTCCATCGTTGATAGCTCGCTGAGCAATCAACGCGATGTCGTTGCGGTATTGTTCCTTGAGGCGAGCCGCTGCGAAAACGGCTTCGAGTGGATCGACGCCAGCCTTAACGGTCGAGGTTTGGGTTTCGGTGTTTTGTTCGTTTGTAGCCGTCATGACTCTCTCCGATGATGCGGCTACTGCCGCCGTTGTTGTTTTGTCTGCCCCCAAGGGCAAAACCGAAGTTTCAAATAGTTCCCCGCCTCGAACGACGTTAATCGGCCCGGCGAAGGTTTGGCCGTTTACGTTGACTGTGTCTTTTTCGCTGATGAAGGTAGGAGCTGAGATAGGATTTACGCCAACACTCGCTTGCCAAGGAAAACCGTTTTTTCCCAGACGAACTACTTCGCTTGCGTCCGGTGCATCACTAGACACAACAGCTTCAATATCAATAGCGCTTGCCGAAATGGTCGGGGTGCCGTGACCGACAATTCGATCGGTAGAATGCGATCGCAAAATCGGGATGGTTGCGTTTGCCTTGAGCGTTGCGAGATCGATGACAACGGGATACCGGTATCCGCTTACCCGCATGGCTCCGCCGTTGTAGGCTCGAATTTTGAGCTTAGGCAGTGCTGGCGCTTCGCCTTCCACCGGCTTTTCGGCCTCGATGGTAACTGACCCCGAATTATCAAAATACATGCGGTTCATAGTTCGGCGTTCTCCATCGGATCGGTCTGGCCTTCCTGGTACGCTGGATCGTTGGATGGATCGGCGTTTTGATTTTGGGCTTGGCCACCTGGCATCGCTTGAGCCATGTTGATACCAAGCTCTTTCATCAATTCGATTTCGCGGGCTCGTTGGCGGAGTTCTGTTTCCCAGTCCAAACCACGTCGAGCGTATTCGCGTTGCAGTGTGGTGGTATGGTTGGCAAGTTCCGTTTGTTGACCGGTGGCCTCTTTGCTGCGGTCAACGTGCTCCGGTTCCCGCCATCGCCAATTGGGCACCCAATCCTTGACGGTGCGACGAAACGCGGGCGGAAGATAACCGGGTATGAGCCACGCTTCGTCGAGCCAATCGCGGTAAGCTCGATTGCAAAGCTGACGTTCTCCTAGGTGATAGCGTTCGCTTGAGCGAGCTTGCCAAAATCCTTGCAGGTCCAATCGTCCCGATGCGTAGTTGTATTTGGAAGCGTCTAGGGCCAGCACTACCGGCATATCGACGCAACGTGCGGCCTCACGTACGCAAGCAGTAATAAACGCCTCGTATTGTGCGTTCGGGTGCTCGGCTTGAAATTGCGTCATCTTGTACGTGTTCGGCAACGTCATTAAAGCCGAACGGGCAATCTGAATTTCCTCAAATGGCGTAGCGTACACGTCCTCGTCACTATCAGGTGGCGCGTCGGTGTAAAGGATACCGGCAGGATTTGCGGCGGCTTCCGCGGCTCCCAACGTTGCCAAAACAAATCGACGCATATTGGCAAAGATCGGAAGTGCCGGCGTCAACCACGGAACGCCTCGCAACTGCCCTGGCCGTTCCGATTTGTAGACGTGATAAATATCGCTACGTCGAACTGGCTTCGGCGTCGAGATAGGTGTGAAGTAATCGCCGGGGTGCTGCTCGTAAAGGTAGTAACCTTTGACGTCCCCGTTTTCATCCACGATCACGCCAGAGTCATCGCTATTGAGCGTGAGCGCCTGGGATTCGCAATAGTCGGCCTCAATCGGCTGAAAGTTGAGCGTGACCGGAGATTCCCATAGTGGGTTGCGATCGGTGTCAACCGAGTATCGACGTAAAAAGCCTTCGCCATCACCGGCCACGGCATGAAAGCACGTATGCAACTTGGTTGGCATCCCGGCTTCGTCCCACCAATCCCAAAACAACCGGGATACTAAACGAGCAACGCGGCTTGCTTCGCTACGGTCCATATCTTCGCCGACATAGTCGAGGCCAAACTCTGGGCCGCTTCCAATGGTGTAACCCACCAGGGTTGAGACAATGCCCTTTGCGTAGCAATTGTTCGCGATCTCGTAGCGGCTTCGGTTGCGAAGCGTTAATCGAACTTGGCTCGTGATCGCAGCTCGTGGGCTTAGACTGTCTGCCGCCGCCCAGTGTTGCTTATTGGTGGGCGTAGTTTGGGCCGAGTCATATCGAGCCCGAACCGTTCCGCGAACGCTATGTCGGGGCGCCTTGGCTTTAGTTGGAAAGAACCGAGAGAGGATTCCCATTATCCATCTGCTCCCGGTGGTACGATTTGCGAAAAGCGAATTCCTCGCGATCGCGTGCGTGCGGCCCGCTTTGCTGATAGGTAGCGGTCAGCGGCTATCAGGTCTGCAATCGGTCGCTGTGTGACAGTGACACCGTCCACGCTCGCGGACACTGGCTTTTCAGCGGCGGTTTCGATAGTCGATTCCAATTCGCTTTCGGCCATGATGGGCGATCCTCTCGCGTGTCGTTAGATGTCCTAGGGCTTTCCACACGCAATCATCGCAGACACGCTACAAGTTTCAACTATTCAAACGGCAATTGCTGTTGATTGGTTCCAGTATTGGAACGATCATCTCTAGGAGGTGGTCGAGGTAACTCGCGGTCGATGGTTTCAAAGGTTTGGACACGAGTTCCGCAATGCCGACAGATGCGAACGCGGCGGACTCGCTTTTCCTCGCGGCGAGTGTAATACGCTCTGAGGTCTGCACAATTGCATTGCGGGCAGTGCATTCCGTCGTCCGCTGCGTAGGGATCTTCGGTCATTGGCCCGATCTCCGCTTGGATTGCATTTCTGCAAACGATACCCGCCTTGCTTTTGGCTTGGCTGCGTGCCCCGGCACCTCGGCACCTAGGAAGCTGGCCGCCACGCAACACCCCACCATGCCGTCCCAAATGTCATTATCACGGCCCGGTTTTGCCTTCCAGTCTCGAAACTTACGCCCCTGTGATTCAACATCGATTGCATATTCCGACGTGCAATGATCGATAATCAACGCATGATCTTGATGGTTCGATCCATAGAAGCCGATTCCCATCGTGTCTGGATCAGTTTGAAGTCTGGAAGCTGCAATCGTTTTCCAGTGGTTTACGTCATTGATAAAATGCCGCTGCCGTTTCTTGCCGAGCTGCAGTCGCCACCCCGGCCCCGCCTTGTCACCTGGCTCTCGTTTCCATTGGTCAATCGGTGCGGTAGTCGCCCCAAAGTATTTTCCGTGCGCCGGCACCACCTTTCCGCCGCCAACCGTACGAGCTAACTGGTAAACGATTTCGGTCGAGACGTGATAGTTGGCATCGATCATAATCAGATCTAGTCCCACGTCACCCTTGGTTTGTGTGGCGTAAGATTTCTCTAGAAGTTTTACTGCGAGATCCTGTAAGCCTATCTGCATTGCATGTTCCGCCGTGGCCGCGTTGTAGGCCGCTTGCAACGTAATTCGGGAATCGGACTTCGTAAAATACTTCCGCCCCTGCGACGGCCATGCGTCGTAGCCCAGTACGGCTCCTCGAAGCTGGCGATTAAACGCCATGACGATATAGAAAAGCATCGTCGCTTGCACGTCCACAAACGACACCACAAAATCGGCCCAGTCCGGCACGATCCATTGCGGTACGTGCGTCAGTTGCTCGCGTAGCTTGATGGGATTGAGCGAAATCGTTCCTTCTATTTCCTTGCTTTTTGGGCGGTTCTGATACTCCGAAAGAAAGGCCGCTTCGTTCTTAGCCCACAAATCCATCGCGTATTGAATGCCGCTAGCCTGCCACGGCTCAAAACGCGCGGGCCAACTCATGATGCAATCTTCATCTGCAACATCGCGTTCCTCAACATACATCGCGGTAAGAGCGTCCAAAGGTTGTTCGTTGCGGGATAGCTCGGCTCGCTTGTCGCGATACTTGTACCACCATTCCATGTTTTTAGGCATCTTCGGTACAAGCGAGCATATATCCCCGATCCATTCGGGCGAGCGTTCGCGATCGAGCAAACGAGACGCGGTATCGTTTTCATAGATCACGGTAACCGCCGCAAACCCGGCGATTTGCTTTCCAGGTCCAGCTAAACCGAGAATCGCGGCTTTGATAACGCTTTCGCGGAAGTCGTTGCCGGGTGCGCTCTTCGCGCTCTTTTCTGTCTGCGGGTCATCGATCAAAACCAAATCGGGTCGAATCGTTTCCCCGCTTGGCAACTTGTCTTGCAAACCGCGAATCGCTCCGGTAATGCCGCGAGTGTAAAGCCGGGCTCCGCTGCTTGGCGAAAGCGGTATCGTCGGAAACGCCAACTCCTCGGCGCTCCACTTGATTCGCGTCGGCTTTTTTTTGTAGGTCTGGCCGGCCGTTCGGTTGACAATCCCTTCGAGCTTTTGAATCGGATAACACGCTTCAGGGAAGTCAGCTTGCAACAGCGTATTGGTTTCGATGGATGTTTTAATCGAGTTGCAATTGCGTTTGCTGTCCGCTTTGGTGGCTCCAATCAAAACCACAAACCGCCGATACCCGTGGAGGATCGCCCACTCTGCCGCTACTAATTCGATCGCCGTTTTGCCGGAACCGCGAGCCA